TGTTGTTGGTACAATATCATTTATTGGGTATTCAACCTCGTTTAAATAAATTGAGTAATAGTTATAATTTTTTTTCATATTCCTCAAGTCTGAAACGTATATTTCAGATGCTTGAGTATTTTTATCAGCGTTTGTTGTAAAGTCAATTCCAAAAGGATTACTAATAGCGTCTAGTAGAATTTCAAGTTCTGTTTCATTATCTACTGAATCGTATATAATATTTTGTGCTGTGTTACCCTCAACATAACCAGGTCTAAATTTATTAACCTCTAATGCCGCTGGAAAATAATTAATTATCCTTTGTATTGAGTTTGAGAATCTTAATTTAAGCGACCCATAAATTGTTGTGTTTGTAATTTCACTTAAATCATAATTTGGGTATATCTGAAAATTATTTGCAACAATCATTCTTGACTGCAAATTATTTGATAGATTCATTGTGTCAAGTGAGATTGGGTCCGAGAATGAACCTATTTCAAAGTTTCTATCTTGTTTTTCAGATAATGAAGATGTGAACTGAAAATTTCCTTGTGTAAAACCTCCTCCATCAACTAATTGAAAGCCGACTAAGTTATCAGAAAATGAGCCTTGACCTGATGCTTGTGGTGGACAAGTAAATTTATTTGACATTATCCAGTAATATTATTAAAAGCTTTACTAAAATCTATATTTGTTCCACGATCCTGTCTAACCTCATAAAGAAGTGAATTAAATTGATCACGAATTTCATATAAATTGTATTGTTTATATATGTTATTTTGTGTATCGTAGATTGTATAAATACCATCATCAATTGACTTGGTTTGATTACCATAAAGTGCAATTGCAAGTGTTGAGATATCTTGATCAACTATTTCAATCTCCGTTGTTATTGGATTGAAGAATGTGTTTGTTATTATGATATTCTGGTTTGGTTGTCCAATAAATGGTGTTGCGCTTGGTTTGTTTGTTGGTGATGTTGATGGTGATAATGTACAAAAAATTAAATTTGTTGCGTTTTCAACATATCTATATCTAATAACTTTTTGTGATGTATTTGTTAAATTTTGATAAATTGGTTCACAATAAAATGATGAGGTAATTAATCTAAAGAAATTAGGAATTTTTGTACCATTATCATTTAAATACTCAACTCTAAAACCAACAAGTCCCTGGTTAACGAATTTATTTTTAAATTGTGTTGGTACATTTGTAATATCAATTACAATTCCTTTAACATTTGGTAGTGCTGATAAAACACCACAATCTGTAATTTTTGTTCTAATTTCTGCCGGTCTAATATAAAGTGTATATATTCCAAGTTTATTAAAAACATCAGCGGGTAATTTTAAATTATATAAACCACCAAGAATTTCAACACCATTGTTTCCTCCGGTATTTGTATTATGGAAATATGGTCTTAGCACATTTTTTGCGTCAAGTTTTGTTAACAAAAAATTATTTGTATCGTCTCTTGATGGTGTATAATTTAGTATTATATCAACATCTTCTGGTGATACATCTGCTGGTCTTATGGTTCCATATGTTCCCGTGGCCATATTGTTTAGTTTTTACTTTTGTTTATCTTTTTATAAATAGTGTAGTTAATCTTTTTTAACTTTAAAGTATCCATATCCATATTTACTTATATCCCCCAAATTATCTACTTCACCAAGTCTTTGTATTGACTCAAGTCCGGATATCTTACCTCTTTCCATAAATAAATTTGATTGTATTTGTGGTTCGTCAATAACATTAAGTAACGCTTCGTTTTTAGTAATTGCCGTCAAAATATAATCACTACTCACAAGCCCATATGATTGTACAGAATATACCGTTGTTCCGTCATTGAAGTCAAGGTATAGAATGTCATTAATTGTATATGCAGTATATGTGTTTGTGGGATCTGGGCCAATTACCATTCCTTGAACCCCGGTACCCCCAGTTACTGGAACATTTAATTTAAATTTACCACCAAATAAGTTAATCTTTGGTCCGTATTGTTTTAAATCATTTATTGAACTTTTTGTATATCCCGTTACGGTGAATGGTGTTGTTGTATACCCACTTGAGTCATAGTCTGTAATGGTCGTATTTGAATCTCCAGTAAATATATAATCATAACTTATTGGTGTTCCAGTCCAGTTACAACCAACCGGTGTAAAATAAGCAGTTCCATTTGGGTTTGATATTGTAATACCAGTGTATGGAAGGGTTATTTCTTTTTTAACAATTGATACACCCCAAGGTGAATAACTTGTTAATGTAATTTCATACGAACTATTTTGTGTTGGGTATATGTGAGTTAGTGGTCCGGAAGTAGAAACATTTTGTGTTGGGCTACCATCGCCCCAATCAAGGACAAACACATTAAACGATAAAAATTTTAAATACTCAGTTTCTGATGTGTTAAGAAATATCACATCGTATGGATTTAAAGTGTTTGCCGAATAAATAAAATTTGTCATAACATCCTTTTGATATATTGCACCATCAAAAGGTGTGTAATAACCTAAATCATTTATATTTTCAGTAAATAATAGAGGAACTGTAAGACAAGAAAGTAGAGATTCACCATTTGTACCACCACTTAAAACTACGGACATTGGTAAGTAAACCCCAGTTGTTCCTGTTATTTGATTTATAGTTGTTGATGTTATTGGACAACAAGGATCTATCAGAACAGAAATATCTGTCTGTCCTGTATATGGAAAACTAACAAGGTCACCTATAATGTTCTCTGGTGATATTTTAAAATAGTATCGTTGGTCTTGCATTACGGATTTACATATTCATACCAAAGTATTGGGTTTATATCTGTCCCAACTCTATCTCCGGTTGAGGTTGATAAGATTTCATAATTTCTACTAGTGTAATCTAATTTTACTTTGTAATAAAAATAATCTTCACTATTAAATGTATAGTAATTACCAGCTAAAGTTGACTGTGGGACATTCATCATTCTAATAAAACTTCCTTGTCTAGCATTAAAAAACTTTGCACTCATATAAAATTCATCCAAATCTATATAGTCAGTTTCTCTAAGCCAATAAATGAAAAATCCCTCTTTATCCCCAACGTAATCAAGTCCATATTTTGGTTTCCTTATTTTAACATTTGTTAAAAATGTTGATATTGTTACAGTATCAAAATCACCTTGTTGTACTGGTAATATTATTGTAAAATAGTTTTTTTGTGATGTTTCACTTCTTGTATCATAAAAATCTAGTTTAAAAAAAGATTTAGTGAAAGGTTTTATGTAACTATAGATTTCTTTTTCTGTAAATCCAGCATATTCGTAACTATTATACCAGGATGTTGTATTTGCTATTGTGTCTCCGGTATCAAAAAAATAAAACTCATAATTTACTTTAGTAAGAAATGAATTAGTAATATTTGAATAATACTCTTGATGTGGGAATCTAGTTAACTCAAAATCAACAGGGGGTCCAATAACATCTTCAAGAACCGTCTGTTGATATTGGTCAATTGCTTGATCTCGTTCAAGAAAATCCCATTTCATTTCAATTGGGATGTCTAGTTCCTTGTCAAGGCTGTTTAGTCTTATTTTATATTTACTCACACTCATCTGTCGTAGGATCTACAATTAAATCGCCTAGATTTTGTCCGATACCTTGATAGTTGTCCGGAAATAATCTAAAAATTATATTATCATATGGATAATGTTTACCATTTGTGAATGGATAATCAACACCAACATTTTCATTATCAATATACCCAAATGGATAAATATCCCTCCATCTAAAACTATTTGATGCATTAGAGAAAAAGGCATAGTTTGGTATACCAACAATATTTACATCTGCCGGCCCCTCTTCAACGTATGGTGAAAATGTCTTTATTGTTATTGAGTTATGTGGATAGTAGTAATAACCAAATGTATTTGTTGGTGATGTGTCTAAATTTTGTGTAAAATAAGTTTGATTAAATGTGATTTTATGTACCTGTTTTGAAATTACTCTTTCGGTTTGCTCGTAATCGTTCCACTCACAAAAATCACCGTCAATTGTATCACCACTAGTTAAATCTGAAATATATGTGAAAGGTCCAATCCCAATATTTGAGTTGTATTGTTGTGTTGGTATATTGGTATCTGAAAATGTATTACTCAAGTCCCACCAAACACTTGGTAATCCAAATATTTGTTTTGTATTAAAATAATATCCTTGTTTTAATTTATTTGTCCAGCCCCAATATCCTTTCCAAATACTTGTAAAGAAAAGTTCAGTTATTGGCCTTTTTTGATTATCAATAAGGTTTGTAGTATCTATGTCAACATTAAATGATAGTGTATACGTTTGACTACCTTCTAATATTGATGTTCTAGGTAGACTTGTTGGTGTTGCAAGTGTTGGTGGATTACCATAATAAATTGGTTTTTCGTATTGTGTTTTTAAATTAAAAACATTGTTTTCAAAAGCTGTCTTTACAAGAACTGCGTCTTCTGGGTTTGTAATTATTTTATTTCGTCTTACATAATATTTTGATGTTGTCTCACCAGAACTGTCTGGATTTAAAACTCTTTTTAGATATCCGATGTTTCCAACATTAAAAGTTGTTCCCAAATATCCAACATTGTATACGTTAAAATAATTACCTTCACTTCCTGCTGTTCCATTACCAAGTGAATTAATTGCGAAAATATTTTCACCATTATAAGTAAGTGATAATTGTACATACTCACCATTATTTAATCCGTGAGGCATTGGACATCTAAATTCTATAATACTATTAGAATTTGATGTTATAACAAATGGAATACCGTCTTGTGCAATCCAATTCCAGCTAGCAAACGTTTTATCATCTTCAGCAAACATATTTTTGTTTGGATCATTTTCAAATGGATAACTAACATAATGTTTCCAGTTGTATGTTGTAGCACTTTTATTTACAAATTGTTGATGATTTGGACTGCCAGTGGTGTAGCCATTTTTATCATTATCATTTCTAATAAAATCAAATTCTGTATATTGCGGGAATCCACTCCAAGATACTGAAGATGTTGCGCCACAAGCAATTTGTTCCACTGTTTGGTCTAAATTTAAGTAATATAAATAATCAATATATGGTTGATATTGTGTGACTCCAGGAAACGAGTTTTTAAATAAAAAAACATATTTACTTACAGGTCTAAAAATATTTGAAGCTTGTCTTTCATCATCAAATACTTGAAACAGGTTTACGTCAATGGTTCTTTCGTATTCAACAACTTCTTTAGTAGTTTGATATAATGGTAGCTTTTCTGATGAATCAACATCAACTGCGTTTTGAAATCTTTTACTCCCAAGAACTATTTTTGTGCTATCGTCAATACCCATTTTTAGTCTGTTGTTTCAATATATAATTTAATGAACTTATCAAGTGCTGTAAAACCATTATTTAAACCAAAATAGAAGTAGAATGGTGCTCCCACCAATACTTTTTCACCTTCAAGTCCGTTTGTTACTCCGGCATATGTTGGTTCTGGATCTCCATTTGAATCAAAGTTTGTTATAAACCCAAGGTTATTTGGTGTTGTTGTTGTAAAATATTGATTTGGTGCATCAAAATTTAAATTTTGATATTCATTCTTATAAAACCCTGGAGCACTAAGTGTGTCCCAATTATTATTTTCAGTACCAAAGATAAAATTAGTTTGATCTCCTTGTGGTGCCAACCTCCACTTATAATGTGGAACAACTTGATCTTTTGGGTAGCCAAAATCATTAAATACCCCACCACAATTAAGACTATAATATTCATAACCAGGTGTTAATTTTCTTCTGTAAGAATAATCCTCAGTTGATGATGAGAAAAATATACCGAACAATGGTCTGCTTGGACTTGTTGAATCCCCAATGAATAATGCATTATCTGGATAATTCTCACCTAAATATGGTATAACTTTCCATTCGGAATTTATGGCTAAAGCTTGTGCGATATCACCGTCAATTCTATCACCCTTTCTTTCACTATTAAAAAATTGTATGATACCTTTACCTTCACTACTATTTCCTGCTGGGTCACCAACCGGAAGTAATTGTTGTATGAACGTTTGATTTAATAGTCTAGAAATGAAACCCATTTGTATTAAATCTGAATTATCCTTATAAGATGTTGCTCTCATTTGATCAACTAAATAACCATTAAATTCACTATCACTACAAATTTGGGAAATAAATTTTTCTCTTGGCCCTAAGTCCATAATTGTTGTAGGAAACTGAATCCTTCTAGTATTATAACCTAAACCTGGATAGTCGTTAAGTAAATAAGCTGGAGCATTTGGTGGTGTGGGACTTGCAGAGCCAACAAATTGGTTTGTTGTTTTGTTCCAAGGTGAACTTCTGTAAAAGAAACTGTTAGTAATTTCATTAAATATAATAGTGTCCTGACAATAAACATATCTTGGTTCGTCTGGTTGATCTAATTCATAAAATGTTGATTTATTAAATGAGAACATATATAGAACACCATTAATCCAATTGTTTTGGAACGTCTGAGCAAAAACTCCTTTACAAGCAGCAAATGTAACTAGGAATCTTGTTTTCCACTCAAGGAATAATCTTGCATCATCTTTAAATGCTCCTTGTATTAAGTACAATTTTTTAAAGAATTTATTATCCGATTCTTTATAGTTTAATAAACAATAACAACCTCTGTACACTCTATTATCTGGTACCGAGCAATTAGGGTTAATTTCAATGCTTGCGCCTGTTCCCACATAACATTGTAATGATTTCATATTTTCACAACTAAGTGTTGAGGTTAAACTCTGAACTAATGCACTTTCATCATAAACACCTTGACCACCATTAATGTCTGGTTCAAAACCATACACTTCGCCAGATTCAACCCCAGCTTTATAAACCCTAAAATTATTGTTTTGATGTAAACCATAACTTGTCGTTCCATAATTTTCTTCAACCCCAGTTGAGGTTGGGACTCTATCACTTCTCATTACCATATATTGCGGTTGTCCTGGTGTTTGGTCAACATTAAAGGTTACTGAAGGTATTGAATATCTATAATAAGCTGGTGAATAAACAGAAAACAGTCTAGGTGCTGTACTTTTCCAATAATCATTTTCTCTATCTTGATCTTGTCCTAAGTCACCATACATAACAGTAGAGCTATTACCTACATTTGACATTGTAAATGACCCACCAGCAAAATAATATAAACTAGTGTTATTGTTTTGCCCAAGTATTGGTGGTGGTGTTAATCCGTTGTCAATTGGTAATAAAAATCCTCGCCAGTTAGGACCACCATAACCTATTGTGTCGTATCCACCACCATTTGGTGACCCTACCTGGTTTACGGTAGGAAATCCAGCGTCTGGTGTGTAACTATTAAAAGGTGCTACCCCTTCATCAATTGATGAATAATAGTGTGGTAATCTTGACTGGAATGTTGTAAATTTATTGTAATCAACACCCCCAATAGTATATGATTCACCAAGTTTAAAATTAAATGGTTCAAAGAACAACTCAGTTGCCGTATCATTACTTATAACGTTGTGTGTTGTGGGTCTATTACCAACACCTGTTAGACCTTGTATTGGTATATTGAGATAATAATCACCTTCAATAACCACCGAGTTATTTGTTGTTGTTTGACCAAATATTACCGATAAATCATAGCGATTTTTTTGTTTTGGTGAATGTGGGTCAACACCTCTTGTAATTACAATAATTTCATATTCTTGATAACCTTCAGCCTGAAATATTACAGTTGATTTTTGTTGTGTCAATGGGTCTAAATGTGTCGTATTTTCAATTCCCTTGAAAGTTTTGATTGTGTTGTATAAATCAGAAAGATATGGGAAACTATTTGACCCATTTGCATATATAAACCCAGCTTTATGGTGTAGATATTTTTGAGGAAAAAATCCAAGTGTACTACCATTGTACCCAGTATTTGCGATAAATTCATTATAGGTAAAACCTGTTATAACTTGGAAGTACTCAATGTCTACTGGGTATTTTAAATAGTTCTCCGTAGTATCTCCAGTAATAACATAAGGGACCGAACCATTTCCACCATACGATGTTGCATATGTAACTACTTTAGTGAGTGCCGAATAAGAAGTACCAGTAACACTATTATTATTAAATTGATTTGTTGTTGCGCTAAAAAATGTAGCACCTGTTAAGTTTTGATTACATTGTGAAAGATTTGGGTCTTGAAAGGTAAAAATTTCACCGATACCTAAATTTTGTAATGTACCCGGTTTTGCTAAAATAACAAGTGGTTGATCGTAATGTTCTTGAGATGAAGCTGTATTTGTGGGATAATTAAATTTAACTTTTATTTTATTAACACCATCAAAAAATTTAGACCTATAATTAAATTCATTTAATTTTTGAGAATACGCTTCAGATGTTGGGTGTGCTAAAAATCTGAAACTTTCAGCGGTATCATTATTTTTAGCTCTTCTTTGCGGTGCAAAAACAAATGGTTGTGGTGCGTGAAGTCGTCTAGAACCAGGAATTCCGGTTGTATAATTTTGAGGTGATGCAGGATCTAAAGATTCACTCCCAGTTAAAAGCCTTAGAAATCCTAATCCGGCTGGAATACCAATTTGACCATTAACTCTTTGTTCTGACGCTTGATTAAGAAATGATTTATATTGTGTCCCGTCTCCGTCGGCACCGCAATTGTTATCGGTACCTGGAAACCAAAAATTACCAAAACAACGTTCTGGTTCATCATCATCATTTAATGGTTGATTAATGTTTGGGTGTTCAAGATTTACAAAAGTTGATAAGTTATTTATTGGTGCAAAAATTGAAGTTTGTTTTGATATTTGATTTGGGATTCCTTGTGGCAATTCAACATCAGCGTTTGCACTACCCTCTTCTTCAATTGCCGAATTAATTGAGTCTGAATCAAAATCGTCAGACATTGGTGCTTCACCACAAGCACAATCACAAGTAGAACAATCTGGATAAGTTATCATTGGAAGTCCTATTCTTGGGAACCCTTTTACTTTGAGTGCCGCAAATATTGCTAATGCTAGAAAGGCTAATGATAAACCAACAATAAAAATGGCTTTTATTACTAAAACAACAACCTTTAAAGCTAATCTTAAAGCTTCAAGTAGGTTTGTCAAATTAAATACAGCTCCAGCACCAAAACTAAACAAACCTGCAATTTCATTAACAATTGCGGCAATTTCAGTTGCTGTTTCATATACTGCAGACCCTGCTTGGACAACAAAGTATAATCCAAGTGCAATTAATAACCATTTAAGTATTGGCCAAATAAGTGCAATTAAATGGGCAATAAATAATAAGACAAGAATTGGAAATTGTAATATATTAAAAAGTAGGTTGGTTATAAAAAATATAAAATCAAAGTTTCTTATTACATCATTTACTGGAAAAGTATTGACTGTTGATTTACAAGTTCTATTGTCAATCTCTTTAATACCTAAATGTTTTGCCCTACCAATACCATTTTTATACCTATCTATAAATGCGGCTGTCGTATAAACTTTATTGTAATGGAATTCATAGAAAGTGTCCTCACAATCAATTGCAGATTGTGGATCAACATAGTCATCCCAATCCAAACTAAAAGTATATGACCTTAATAAGTCAAAATAATTTTCAGAATATAATGTATATATTACCTCTGCTTGAGTTAATGGGTCAGTAAAAACCGGAGTAATTGTAACTATATCCCCAGGATTTGTGGGTATTACTTGAGTGTCCCCAAAATATGGGATACCATTTATTTCAACACTATATGAACTAACATTTATAACCTCATCAAAAACTAAACCACCACCATTAGGTCCAATAGTGATTGTATCACTTATCTGATTTCCAAGAATTGAAAAGGTTGTGTTTGGACACCCCCCAACACCTGTAAATGATACTGATGATGGTAATGTTGGGTCTGTTTGAACAAATTGAATCAATATACCATTTGTTGTTGTAAGACCTGTTATACCATTTGATAGATTCCCATAATATGGTTGTAATCCAGATAGAGTTCCGGTTGATGATACATAAACTTGATATGAATCAACGTTTGTAAGAACTGGATTTATAAGTGATCCTGGTCCTGGTACCGATTGAAAGGTTGAGTTTACTTGTGCTGGAATTATAAATGGTACAGTTTGTGATTGCCCAATCTTAAGTGGGTCATTATTATATGAAACATTTGCTGTGTCCCACCCAAATTCCTTTATGTTTGGTACAAGAAAATTAGCTCTTAAAAATTCATTCTGAAGTCCACCCTCATTTTCCCATTTAAATTTAAATCTATATCTTGCTTTTGTTGGTATACCAATTGTTGGGTCTGTAGATAATGTTTGTTCACCAAATTCATTTGTAAAAACATAATCTAAATTCATTGGTAAATTAACAAGATAAGCCCCATCCCCATCAATTACTTTTCCGTTGTTATCTAAATTAAATTGTTCAAGTATTGGTAATCCATCGTCATCAACATTTATCGTTTGTCTTATTGATAATATTTGTCCAGGACCAGAAACTAATTCACAAAGATTTCCGGTGTTATTTTTTGGTCTACAGCTTGCTCTTAAAGCGTCATCATCTGTTGTTGAGATGATTGACCCCATAAAAACAGCGGTTGGTTCAATTGATATGTTTGCCTCAGCTGTTAAATCAAAGTCAGCTCTTGTTATTCCTAATTGACAAATTTCTGGTTCACCCCAAAGTGGTGAGATATCAATAATTTTATTTAAAGTTTTTACTTGTGGTAATTCATTTAAATTTGTTGAGGATTTAAATTTTGATCCGTTTACTTGTGATTCAACCGCTTGACCTGCTTGTATTAAATCTTGTGGTGCCAGTGAGAAACAACCAATGTCAGATAAATCAACATCCATAAAAATAGTTTGACTTCCAAGTGGGACGCCAAAAATCATATAGTCACCACTATCATTTGTTCTAGTTGTAAACTTATAATATTTGTCGTATACTTCTATGTAAGATTCATCAAGAAGAGCATCACTTCTATCCGGAAATGTTCCTGTTGCTGCGTGACCGTCATATGATGGGTTTTTAGGTAATAAGTTATATCTATAACCATCCGCATCCAAATCTGAAAGTGAGGTATAAGGATATAGCTCAGTAATAATTGGATTTAATGAGTCTTCATTTGATATAGGAATGAAAACTGAAACCCTAGCGTTTGCTAACCCAAAACCACCATTCACGAATACTCTACCAACAACAACGCCGTAGTCAGAACATTGTCTATTGTAGATGTCACTTTTTAAAATTTTGAGTGATAGAATGTTGAGTGTTTCAAAGTCCTGATCCAATTGGACTTGAATGGCTTTGTCAACCCCAACTTGGGTTCTTATTCTTTGTGATTTCGGCATTAAATGTTTTTTTGATAAATAGTTTATTTCCTATTTTCAAAAAAATAATCTCTTTTTAAAAAAAATAAATCGTCAAGAGAATGTTGTCCCACCGAAATTCAGAACTCTTACATTAATATCCTTATTTGGGAATCTTATTTGATACATTTGTGTTGGTTCAGCAAAGATTGTGTCGGCAATTAATTCAATTTGTTTTGTCTCAGGGTCTGAATATTTTTGTGATGTTTGAGATGACGAGTATTGACCCCCAACTTTATTAAAGAATAAGATATCAGATATACTCACAATACCATCTTCTTGTTGTATTAATCTTCTTATTTCTGACACATTAACATTTTGTCCTAGTTGTCTATTTCCGGGTGAAAAATATTGTGTTATAATGTCAATTATTTTTGTAACTAGCGCTCCTTGATTCTGAGTCCCATCTAATATAACATCAACTGTTACCCCAAGGTCAATAACATTTGCGTTTTCAACAGAAATATAATCATTAATCATTCTGTAATTTGATAAATAATTTGCAATATTTTGTTTTAATGTATTTGAGTTTGTTTCACTTAACTTACCGTCATTATCGTATGACAACATTTTTATTTTAATTTTGTTATTCTCCTCAGTAATTGTTACTTTTGCTGGTGCACCAAATTGTGATGGCATTGTTCTTATTATTGATTCATAATCATTAATTGTTACAGCTCTGTTCTGTGCTGCAAAGTTAAATGAAACCATATTCCTAACTTCTTCAACTGTTGGTGTGTTAGCGCCGCCAACTGCCGCTGTAACGTTATTACATTTAAGTGAGTTGATAGTCGTTCTATTTGTTGTCTCTGATGGACCATTAACCGCAAATGAAACAGTTCCAATTTGATTAATAACATTTGACCCTAAATTTGACCCTTGTCCTCCACCAACTCTATATTGAATGAATAATGTTGTGTTTGGTTTAAGGGCACTTCCAAGTGCTATATTATTTGAATATTTTGCAAGATTTAAATCAAACCCATTTCTTGTAAATTCTCTCACTTGATCCTCCGCTGATGTGTTACCACCACCAAAAGTCATTTTTAAAAATCCTTGTGAAGTAAATTCAGAAATAAATTTATCTGATGTTGTGATATATCTCCCAACTTTAATTCCGGGATTATCAGATACTTTTGTTGGGTCCTCAATAAAAACTCTATCTTCAGCAAGGGCTTTTACTTCATACCATCTATTATTAAACCCTAAAAATTCTTGTGGTTGTGGAACCGTTGTATATTGGGTTCCTTCTTTAACTAAAACACTTGTTATCCCCAAAACATTTTTTTCTGGTAAAAATAATTCAAAGAATGGTTTAACATCATTTGGTGTTATAACTCTTTTGAATACTTTTGTTACACCATTAACAACAACTTCTCTTTTTGTTATTGTATAATTAAGTAATCTACCACTAGAATCAAAGTTTGGTATTTTAATTCTATTTGGAAATCCTTCCGCATTTACCGCAGATGAAAAATCAATATCGTAAACAGTTTCAAATGGTTGTCCAGCACCCAAAACTTGTGCGCCTCTTCTTAATAAACCACAATATCTTAAATCTTCTTTATCACCAAATGCTGGAACAATAATTGAAAAATCAACAAGTGACACAGATGGTCTTTGTCCCGGTATCTTTAACCCATAAGTTCTTGCAATATTATATATTGAAGATCTTTGTTGTGCAAATTGTAATACCGTTTCTTGTAAACTTCTATCAATGTGAAAATGTAAGTTGTCGGTTACCGCAGCATTTAAATCAACAAATACAGAAAAAATTCCTGCATCGTTAAAGTTCTGGATTAACTCTGGGTAATATTGTCTAGTAAAATTTATAAGTTCGGTTCTTACCGCCTGAAAATCTCTAGTTGTATACGATATTTTTTTCTCTGCCATATCTTTTTATTAAATATTTATAATAAGAAAATCAGATGATTCAAAAGCACTTGCTGTAATCTTATAATCAATTTTTACTTTTGCGGTATATTCTTTTTGCGCTAATCCAGGAACTCTAAATTCTCTTTGTCCTTCTGAATTAATATAAGTAGCTCCGGCGTTATCAATATCATTCGTAGCTTCAGTTATTGTAATATTTGTGACGGTAATTCCAGGAAGATATTTTCCAACACTATCTCTAATTTCACTCTCAATTTCAGAAAAGGTAGGACCATCAAGTGGTTCAAAAATATATTCATATAGTCTTGTTCCAAAATCCGGAAGAAAGTATCTTGTTCCCTTTCTTGTTAGTAATAAATGAATTAAATCAGATCTAACCTCATCATCACTTGTTTCGGTCGCACCTAAATACTTACCTTCGTATGATTGTGTAAAAGGAAATTTTAATCCATATGTTACTCCGTTTGCCATATGTAATAAATATAATGTTGTGATATTTTATATAAATAAAAAAAATCACTGATTTCTCAGTGATTCTTTTAAGTTTGTTGTTCCTTTTTCATAAAGTGGTTCATAAGGACAATGTCTACATTTTGACCCACAACACCTTCCTCTTTTAATATGAAACGATTCGGTCATAACCATATTTCCATTTTTGTCCTTATAAAAGTTAGGTTCAGGAGATTTTTTAGTTGTCTCCTGAACATATAACTGTTGTATCCAATCTTTTGATGCGTTTACATTCATTTTAATTATTTTTTCTTAAGTTATAAAATGCCAACAACACTTGATATGTTAATGTTACATTATTTCCCCATTGTACTTTCATAATATTTTGTATTTAAACCCCATTTAAAATCGTCAATTTTTTTAACATTAAAATCAACTAATTCATTATTTTTAGTTACTTGATTACATAGAAAAATAAACATATCTTGATTAAAGGTGTTTTTCATCACGTTTATATGTTTATGCACCCATTGTACATTCCCAATAACATAACCATTTTTACTATCTATTCTATCTAATGATACAGTGTAACTTTTATCATTCCAACTAATAGGTAATGTGATATCAATTCCAGATAAGTTACATTTGCCATTTTGTTTTACATATAAGTCGTAAAGATACTCCTTTGTTAAATTAAAATCTAAATTTCTTCTATTTGACCTTTTAGATGTTTTATATTTAGTTATATTATACCATAAATTTCCGGTTATCCCCCCGTCTTTATTTATTTTATTCTTACAACCACAAGAAACTATACCGCCACTACGTAAATGTGTTCCAAAAACTTCTGTCATATTACCACATTCACATTCACATCCATATCTTATGTGACCATTTTTATTCTTTTTTAGTTCTTCAACCACTTTAAGTTTTCCAAAAACTTTACCAATCATTTCAATTTTTTTCATATTTCACAAGTATTTGTTATTATATATAAATATATTGTGAAATAAAAAAAGTAAGGAACTTTTAATAAATTCCTTACTTTTCTATTATTAGATTATCTCGCAAGATCCGTTCGCACAAGCCAATTCTCCTCGTAGGTCGGTATTATCTTGTAATTCAATAACTTTTGTTAAATCAACATCAGATAATGTTTTAACAAGTTTTTCAAATTCATCTTGTGTACAATCGGTAAATGGGGCCTGTGTATATGTTCCTCCATTATATGGTAGTACTGATAAACCATTATAGAACTTACGATTTTTCCACATCCAATCACCAACTAAGTCCCACTCATCCTCTTTTATTGAAACTGTCGCTGACACGTTGTGTGTGTTTTGACCACTTCTATGACCAAATTTAATCCACTCTTGAGAAACTTTTTTAACTCTTTCAAGCATCTGGAATACAGATTCGTATCGTAGAATTGATCCTTCAGGTGCTTTTTGTGGTATTGTGATTACAGCGGTATCGTGTGGTCGGAAGTATTCATCTTCAACTAGTTCTGGGTGATTAATTGCAAGATAACTATAAATTGCTTCATTCTTTCCAACACGAATCCTTCTCAAATAATAATCATTATGCCAAGCGTGAATTCCAGAGGATGTTCCCAATACAAGAGATGAGGTTCCGGATGGCTTAACAGTTGTAGTTCTAGCGGCCTTGTTAATTCCAATAAGATTTGCAACTCTTTCGTTTTCTTGTTTTACTGCTTCAGCCGCTGCTTTCATATCATAACCCAAAACAACACCGGAACCAATTCCTGTCATACCAATACCAATTAGTGCGTCTTTTTCTGTTGTTCTTTTCCAAACGTCACGTAGATAATGGAAATCTGTATAACCAGCCTGTAGTGTTCCAATAAATGTCGCTGCTTTAACTCGTTGTTCAAAATCTTCTTGCGATTCAATATCTGATGCATTAACTTCACAAAGATTACAGAATTGATAAGGGCGAAGTCCAATTTCACAACAAGGATTTGTCCCCCAATCTTTGTCGTTAGACAAGTAAATTCCTGGTTCTCCAGCTCCGGAAAGTTCAATTCTTTTCCAAAGATCCATAAAATAATCTTGTGTTACTTTGTGACGAAGAAGAACCGCAGAGTTATTTGCTCTACCTCTTTGTGGGTTTGATTCCCACCAGTTTCCTGATTTACAAGAAATCATTTCATCATCGTCAGCTGAAAACAAACTAATAAGTGCTGCTCTTCTGATACCTCCGGCTAATACTGCGTCAGCAATATGACAAACGATGTCGTGTGTTTCAATCGGTGAAAGTTTATCACCATTTTCTTTTGCGTCAAGGACTTTTGTGATATTGTGAATACAATCCTTTAATGGTTGTGGTCCTGGAGCTTTTCCTCCTGATGTAACAAGAAGGGCCCCTTTGTGACGGATATCTGAATAATCAAATACCGGTGTTGATGATTTTGACCCCATATATGATTCAATAAGAACTTTAATTGCGTCAGCCCACCCTTCAATTGAATCCCCAATCAAATATCTTCTTGTTCTTGTTGGGTTTGGTTTTTTAATCTCCGGAAGTTTATCTACGTGATGTTTTTGTACTGAGAACCCAACTCCAGTCCCACCCAAAAGTAAAAACATTGTTTCAGAAAATGCATCAGTATGATCAATTGGTAAATAAGCACAATTGTATACTCTATTTGGTGAGATTTCAATTGGTTTACCACCAAACTGAAGTGATCTCATAGATGGAAGTATTTTTTTATCGTAAACCATTTTATACACCTCTTCAATTTCATCCTTGATTTGCGGATACTTTTTTTGGTGCATTTCTTTATTTCTTGTTACCAATTCTTCCCAAGTCTCTCTTCTGTTTAGTTCCGGGATAAACTTTGCGTACTTCATATGTACAGTTATGTCACTTAAAATTTTTTGTGAAATATCCATATTTTTAAAATTTAATTATTTTTATTTTTTGTTTTCTGATTCTCGTTGTTGTCTTTTCTCCAACAATTCTTTAACACGTTGTCTTTGTCTTTCTTCTTTCTGTTCCTCAATACCTAGGAATGTTGTTGTTGATTCAGTATCAATCTCAAGCATAGAATTGTCAAATTTACAATTTTCAAACACCACACCATCATCTCCAATACGAGATTTGGTAATTGCAATTGTGGCTAGTTTTAATTCTTTCTGCTGTAACGTTTTTGCTACAGAGATAATGACGTGTCCTACCTGTGCTTTTTTAATTGACCCACCCATCTGGTCTGTTGTCACGACTTCTGATGATATTGATGCTCTGTTTCCTTGTGTCGCTGTCCATCCTACAATATTCATTTCGTGACACATAGCTTCAAAAGCTCTCATTACCGATCCTTCACTCTTCCATTCATCCCCCAGGTTTTTGTCCGGTACAACACAATCAATGTAATCCAAAACAATCATATCAATTTTAGTCCCATCTGCAACCATCTTTCTGATTTCATTCTTAATCTGTAACATTGTTTTTGTGTCAGATGGTAACTTTTTTAATATTAATTCATTTGGCATTGTTGTTTTTACCTCTCTTACCTTGGTCATTACCTCATCTTTTCTTTCTGACAATTCGTCAGGATGGATTTTAGTCCAAAGTGTAAAGTGTTTCCTTTGAATGACTTTTGGATTGTCCTCAAAAAATACTTGAAGTACATTAAATCCTAGGTTAAATGCGTGGTTTGAAATCTTTGTTAGTAATGTTGATTTCCCGACACCGGTTGGGGCAAGTATTACACCTATCTCCCCTTTGGCAAGACCACCTTTTAGTAGTCGGTCAATACCTGGAATCCCCATTGGGATTGGATGTCTATAATCGTCCTCTAATACCTGCTCTAGGTCAGAAAACACATCCATCATACTTGTATCCTTTGAACCAACAAGTAAGGCCTCTCTTACCATCTCTTCAAGGGTGTCGTAATTCTCAAATTCACCACCATCAATGATTTTTTGAGCTTTTGTCATAACCTTCTGTAATTCTTGTTGTTTACAGAACTTAAGAGCTTTCTCTTGCACAAAATCCGCTCCGTCTATGGATGCATCTTTAATTTTTTTAATTGTGTCAAAAACTACTTTAAGTGCTGTTTCCTGTTGAATCTCAGATTTTGTGACCTGTTCTAGGGTGTCAAATGAAGGTGTGTGATCATACTTCTTATAATACTCCCGAATCATCTGGATTATTATTTTAAAGTATTTGTTCTCAAAATAACTACCCTCAATAACGTCAATAATTGAGTGTGAAAAATCTTTGTCTACAATGATTTGGTTAAGTAATTGAATTTGAAAGTTGTTGCCGAGATATCCAAAATTTTTATTTGTCGCCATAATTTTTTATTCCTTTAGTAAAGATAAATACTACGTGGATTAGATAAATTGTGGATAAAAATAATTAAAATTTTTCCCGGAAAAAATGTCAGTAAGTTCTCCAAGTATCCCTTTCAGCTTTGGACGTAGGTCTACAGTGTATCTGACTTTAGGTGGGTAAGGTTTTGCATCAAATGTTCTATGACAAATTGTCATATTTTCTACTTTAATGTAAAGGTTAAAACTTTCAGGATTATTCGTAATTGATGTGTTTAGTATCTCCGGATTCTCAGTAATTTCATACTGATTGTCCAACATATAAACAACTGATTTCATTTTCAAATCATACTGAAGTTCATTACAAAATCTTTTAATGTAATCATAAAACTCCTCAGATTTGTGAGCTTTGTTATTAAAGCCTTTAACATTAAAAAATCTTTGTACTACAATGTTGTCATTACACATTAGTAAAAACTCCACTTTAGTTGCTTCTTGTTCTTTCATTTGTTTGTTTTTTTTGACTTGTTTCTAAAATTTGTTTTTTCTTTTCTTGATAACTTTAAAAATGGTTTTAAAAAATTAACCCAGGCTTCATCCCCTTTGGGTAAAAATTTAAAAAGTCCATCTTCCATCATCATTTTAATTAGGTTTCTATGTCCCCTTCCGTCTGGATCCAATGACTCTGAGTAGTATAACCTAACTAATTCTCTACCTTCTTCTGAAATTAGTGGGTTTGCAAGGTCCACTATTTTTTCATTGATAACAAAGAATTCATCTCCAAATATCCCCTCTTTGGTTTTTCCGCTGAGTAGATTTTTTAAGGCAACATTTTCTTTTTGTTCTTTAAGTAGTGTCTCAGCCTTTGTTAAAATATCGGTATATTTTAATTCGGTATCAAGTATTTCCGGGAAAAACTTAACAAAAGTTTTTTCTCCTAAATAGAAAATCCCATCAATATTATCTGACATATCACCAGATACTATTTTAAATGTTTTAACATTATAATGTGGAATTTCAATATCGTACATTTTAATCATATCACCTAGTTTGTAATACTTTTTTTGTTGTGGTGAATAGATTGTTACTTTTTCTGAAATTAATTGTGTTAAATCCCGGTCAGATGAAAAAATTGTTTTTTCCTCATCCTCCGAGATTTGACAGTAGTAAGCAATTAAATCGTCAGCTTCAGATTGTTGAACTTCTAATTGTCTAACAAACATTTCCTCAAGATATTCCTTAACTCTTTGTTTTTGTTTTAGAAATGACTGTTCTTTAAAGTCTTCGTCTGTTTTTTGTTTACGATTTAGTTTGTATTTTGGGTATATAATTCTTCTTTGTGAAGATCCGGTTTCACTATCCCAACAAACAACAATTTTATTGTAATTGTTTTCTTCTAAAAATCTTCTTAAGGTGTTTAAAAAGTGCCAGATACCTCCAACATGCTCGCCTTTGTTAAAGAAGTCTCTGACACCAAAAAATCCTATTTTAAGAAGGTTGTTACCATCAACCAGTAAGGTCTTAGTCATTTAAAATTTCATTTACTGGGTTTGACAATACCGGTTCTTTTTCTGTTATATAGTCAGTTAAAAACTCACTAAAGATTGCTTTCATAACTGGAATACAAATTGAGTTTCCTGCTAATGCTACGTGTGCTGTGTTTGAAAGTGAGGTTGTTAACATTTTATCTATATCTTCTTCCTGGACACCCATAAATCTATAACCCTCTCTTGCTGTAATTGTTCTTATTCTACCATCTCTTGTCATAATTTGTGGTGAACCACTTGTTGTTAAACAAGGGGAACAGGCTTCAATTGAGTATATTCTTCTAGCTTGATCATATTTAACATCATCTCTTCTTGCAACAAGTTTACAAATAGAATTTACTTTAGGTGTGTTAGGTGTTGTTGGACAATTAATATATAATGAAGGGTCAACAGTGTCTTCAATGTATGGTTCCATTGGGACTCTAGTTTTTTTATAGTTGTCAACATTTAACATTTTTTGTTTTACAACTTCTCTATCTTCATTAAGTACTGAAATCATAAAAACCCTTTCTCTGTTTTGTGGACATCCAAAGTCTGCACCATTTAATAATCTCCAATATGATGTATATCCAAGACCTCGTAAAAAATAGATATGTTTTTTAAAATTTTCGTAATGGTTTTTTGATACTAGGTTTTTAACATTTTCCATTAACAAATATTTTGGTCTATTTGC